TGTGTCGTAGGTGCCGTCTAGGTTTGTGTCTTCTTTAACGATCAAACCGTCAGTTTTAGCAATATCGTCAACGTATACGGTGTAATCGTCGTATGGCACAAATACTTTAGCGGTAGCGCTACTAGGTACTACGAATGTGCGCCCTGTTATCTGGTCGATTTCGGCTTCTGCCGCCCCTATAGCGTTATCTATCGCCGTGTCTTCTGACGATGTACCTGAGGGTATGCCAAGATATGTTTTTACTAAGGCTTGCGTTGTATAGTTTGGCATAGCCTACTTCTTCTTCGCAGATGCCTTCTTAGCAGGTGCCTTTTTAGCTGGTGCCTTTTTTTCTGGTTTGCTTACCCGGCTAGGTGCTTGTTTTTCCCATAATGATTTTGACATTGTGTTCCTTTCTGAGAGGTGAGAGACGGCACCGGCTACCAGTGCCGCCCCTCAAGACTCAATGTTTAACTAAAAGGTTGGTGAAACCAAGCCAGTTCCAGACAGCATACTCACACTAGCGGGGTATCTTCCCCCAATGAAGCATGCATACTGATATGCAACAAGCGTTACTGTGAGGTTTAAGCCTGCTGTTTGGTCCATTCTTACCATTACTGGTTGTGTGTTGTCTTCAAATAGAAGCATGTCGGCACGTCGAACAATAAAGATTACGTCTTCGTTGCCGCCTGAACCGCCTGACGTTGTGACCTTGCCTGATGTTACTACTGGCAGACCTGCAATGCTGGCGCCTGTGACACCGTACCCTGCAACTGGTCCGGTGCCCATAGCGTTTTGTGGCACGTTTTGAGTAGGTACTACAAGTGGTCTTCCGTTACCATCTACTGCGGCTTGCAAGAATGCGAGCCTACGTGGGTGCATGACTATTAGGTCAGCGCCTGCAAATCGGTTACTGTTGATTTGTTGTATGCCGTCCACTATTTTAGAAAAAAGTTCCGACCCACTGGGCGAACCGTCTGTATAGGTAACAGCGTTAATACCGCTAATGTTTGATAGTCCTAGCAAGTTGCCTGAAGACCCTGAACCGTTTAGTACTTGATCTTCTAGCACTGTTGCTACTGCGCCCATCATGTCAGCGGCGATAAGTGTATCTATGCCAGTGCCACGCTCTATTGCTTGCCTTGAAACTTGCTGTCCCGAAGCTATAGTTCTGATGTCAATGGAAATTAAGGAATCGTCCAAATCCGTTTGTGACACTGCGGAGTTTTCGCTTGCCTGTGCGGCGGCGCTTGTACCAGTAGTTACCCTTGAAATATTTATGCTCATCCCATCTTGAGGAAGTGGAAGGCTTGTGCACTGATCGGCGAATGGTCGCCCTGCTCGTGAAAGCTCGGCGGCTAATTGCGTTAAATACTGTGGAACTACTAAACCAGCGTAATTGCTCACGCTTCCTGCCCTGTGTTCTACGTCCATTTCTTGCCTGTGTCGTCTAATACGGTCGCTGGCTTCGATGTCATTGTTGTATTGCATATTGTATAGGTCAGCGAAAAAACTAACGTTACGGTTTTCTTCTGCATACGTGTGTGGTTCGTTAGTAACGACAACGTTACCCACTGCCCGTGTTTCGCTGTTATCTGTAGCGGCTACTTCAGCTCGCAGTTTAGCGGCTTCCAAATTAGATGTCTGAACTTCTCTTAATTCTGAGATACGGACGTCTAGCTCTGATGCTCTTGTTGCCAAGTCTTTAAGACTGGTGTCTTCTGTTTCGGTGAGGTCGCGTTCTTCGTCAGCGGCACGGTTAACTAAGCCTTCTTGTGCGGTGCTGATCTCTGCACGTTCCTCAACCAGTTGGTCAAGTAATTTCATTATTTCTCCAAATAAATTGTTGTGATTATGTTATCTGGGTGTGTGCTAGGTGGTGGATTACACCGGCGTAGCATACGGCGCGGATATAAGCCTGATTGTAACCTACAGATTGTGCTAGTTCAAGGATTAGTTAACAAATGCCGCCAGCGTGCAAGTCTGGGTACTAGTTCTTCGTCGTCAGGGTCGTATGCTCTAGTCGATAGTACTTGCGCTTCTTGGTATGCAGGTTGTGTGACTAGCCCTACATGGTCTAATTTGGCTTCTAAGCGTTGCACGTGCTGTCTGCCGTCTACTTGCGTTGTTTTGTTGCGTACTGGTATAAAACCTACTGATAAGCCGGTGACCATGCCTTCTTCTGCTAATGTGCGGGCTTCTTCTCCCCTAGCGGTGCCTGCTAGCTTGAAATCGGCTATTAGACCTGTTGCGGTTTTTTCCCAGCTTACGGACATGCCTATCGGGTGGCGTTGTGTGTCGTGTTGCTCTAGTAGCGGTATGCGGTTGCCTCGTTCTTTTATGCTTTTGTCAAATACGCCGCTTGACAGTGTTTCAACATACCGCCCAGTATCGTAACGTGATTGAAACGGTGCTACTAGCCCTACAATGTGGTGCCCGTCGTTGTCGTTGCGTGTTTCTAAGTCACTAAATTCTATTGTTCGTGTTTCTAGTTCGCTCATTCTGTCACCTCAACAATCGTTTCTTCTTGCGGTAAGTCTTCTATGCGTCGTACTTCGTCTACTGTTAAGAAGCCACTATCTAACCCTATTTTGTGTGCTTCAAAGCGTTCCCTGCGGTCTGCGCGTTGAAAGTCGTCAGTGTCAAATAATGCTACTTGTCCACGTGGTAGTAGTCGGCTGAATGCTTGTTCTATGCGTGACATGTAACCGCGTAGTGTGTACGTCACAAATGAGCGGTTGTCTTGTGTTACATTGCTGTAGGTTTTGCTGTTGCCGTCGGTGCTGACGCCTACCATGTGCGGGTACACGCCGAAGACTGTGCACAGTTGCTCCGCTGAATAGCGTCTACTTTCTAGTAGTTGTAGGTCATCGGGGGAGAAGCTCAGCGGCTGGTAGCTTAGACCGCCACTCAGTACCGCCGGGCTTTTCTGCCGTCCCCCGTGCGCCTGTAGAAACGCGCTTTTAAGTTCTTTTGCTTCGTCCTGCGATAATTCGCTTGGGCTGTTAATAACACCGCTAGGTATACTGCCGTTTACGTGCATTTCGCTGGCTGACTCATCACCTGCAAGGCTTAAACCTAATGTTCTGCGTTGTAACTGTAACGGTCCAGCGCCCATAATATTGCCTGCGGATATGACACCGCCCCTTATATGCAATATCTGCGATGCGTCGTACGTGTTCCGGTTCACCTTATAGATGATTTGACCATCGTCGAGCATCTGAACCGTTACAGCGTCAGGGGATAACAAAACAGCGGTCTGATAGAAGTTGTTTCGGTCTGTGTTGCCTAGTAAGAAATAGGCGTTGCCCCGCATAACTAAACAACTAACGGCGCTGGCTATTGTTTCGATACGGGTGAAGTTGGGGTCTGGTTGTCGTAGTATTGCTGGGGTTGGGTCTAGACGCTGATCGTCCCTGTATGAGTCAAATAGCAGACTGCCGATACTGTCGCTTATCAGTTGTACACAACGGTACGCTACTGGTATCGAAAGCGTCGTCCCTTCCGTAACGTTCAATCCGCCCGTCAGGCTTTGCGGTGGTAAATATCGGTCTGGCAGGGTAATTTGGGTACTGCGTGTCTGCCGTCCTAATAAGCTGTTAATAATCATTTGCTATTTTCCAATGCCGCCCCTATCAGTACAGCTACTAAGCCACTAGCGATTAGGCATGCGGCTAGGTTCCAAATCAAATAAACAGCGTAACAGATTGCTGTTGCGCCTATTAGTTCTAGCGCTAAGGCTAGGTATTTTTTTTCTATCATACTCTATTTTGTCCTATGTTTAGTGTATAGCAACCTTTGGTGTGGGGTTGGCTAGGTTGTTAGTTAATGCGTACCGGGCAATCGTGCAGGCTACAAGGCTTGTGATGTCTACGTTGTCGGCGGTTTTGCGTGACCACGCCCACTGTTCGCCTAGTTTGCGTTTCGTTGCGCCTTCGATTGCGTGCTGTAAACGTATGTCACCCATGTGTGAGATAGTGCCGTCCTGCACAGCGTCGTAAAAGCTACCGCATGCCTGCCCGTACTGACGCATATTTATAGGGACTATATGCACACCTTCTGCTTCTAACTCACCTATCAGACTACTAGCGGCGGCGCCACTATCAATAACAAACGGCATACGCCATTTCTGGTGCAGTTGTAATATTCGGTCCTTTAGCCAGCCAATACGGTTTTCTGACTCAATAACCTCTAGTGCGGTGTACGCTCCGCTAAGCCCGGCGGCGCCTATGCTTGCCCTGTCCCTGTCTGGGCTTACGTCTACACCAAACACCATGTAACTACCTATTTGTATGTCGTCGCGTTGTAGTGCCGCCCATTGTTCAGGGTCAATAACTGTCTGACTTTTCAAACTGTGCCAAATATTTAACCATTCTGACATGAAGATAAGCGGTTCTGTTGTTTGTACTGCTTCGCGTACTGCTTCGATTGTTACGCCTTTGTCTTCGCCTAGTGTGGGTATTGCTTCGTACCAAACGTTTTCGTCGTGTATGTCGCAGTCTTCAGCCGCCGCCCATTCAAGCCAACACAGCGAAGGATTACCAGCGTGTCCTAGTTTGCGATAGTGAGATAGCATCGTCGAATATGGTCCGCCTGCGTTACTAGTTAGCCACATTTGCGCGCTTTTTTTCGTTGCCATAGTCGGTTGTAGACTGGCAACAAGCCTTAAATCATGTGTAAGCGCCTCATCAATTATTGCACAATCTACGGTTAGTCCCCTACCGCCCTGCGCTGACGGCGTTACAATCCTGTACTGGCTACCGTTGTTCATGTAAAGCGCTTCTTGTCCGTTAGCGCGCACATAGCGTTTAACACGTTTAGCGAACGGTGTTGCCATTAACAGTTCTACATGCTCGTCGAATCGTAGTCTGGCTAGGTTTCTGTCTTGTGCCGTGTAAATTGTAACCGTGTTGGGTTTGAGTAGTTCTAGGGCGGCGCGTATGGCGGCTAACGCTGTCTTGCCATTTTGTCTGCCTACTGTAATGCCGCAAGTTCTATAAAAATAATTGCCTTCTGCGTCTAGTTCTAGCGCTACGTCAGCCACTTGGCGTTGCCACTCAAACAACTCGAAGCCTAACTGTTCGGCTACTTTCGCTAACTGTGCGCCGTGCGTTAAACGGTCTGGGTTTCGTTCAGTCGCCCAACGTGCCGGTTTCATCATGTACCTTATATTCTTTTAACGTTGCCTGATAAGAAGGGTGATTCATGTAGGCGTAGCATTGATCGCATAACGCCCAACGTGTAGCCCAGTTGTCGCACATCTCACACTTATACGACATCAGCGCGTCAGCTCCCTGCTTAGGTCTTCCCATACGTCATGATCGGCTTCTATGCCTAATCGATCTAAACACTTAAATAACTGCACACTTAGCCCGGTTATGAGTTTGGGATCGTAGTTGCCGTTTTCTACATTGTCCCACGCGTCCGCTATTGCTCTTAGCGCTACGCATAGGCTAGCGTTTGCCTGCGGTACTGTCGCCAGTACTATTTCGGCGGCTTCTCTATGTCGTGCGTTAGGTATCGTCATTTTGTAGCCTGTTGCGTATACGTCTTGACCAAGTAAATGCAGGGTCTCCGCCCCATAATGCCCATGCTATGCGCCCTGCACTTGGGTAGCCTTCTTCACCCCTGTTAAACCCCTGCCCTTTTTTGTCGACTTCATGCCTAGATAGGAAACTGAACATGCGTAGCACGGTGCTAGCGCTTAAGTTCTTGCCACTACTGATGTCACGTCCACGGGCTACGCCTACAGCGGTGCCGCCCCTGCCATACTCACGACGCCACGCCAAACCACGCTCTGCTTCAGCGCGCATAGCGTCAGTAGGTGCGTAACTATCCTGACGTGCTAATAACCGTTCAATGTCTTTATTTACCATTCTCTAGACCTTTTATGCTTCCTACGCCTGTCATTCACGATCTTAGCACCAAGTCTGCTGTTGCATGACTTACAACAAGGAACTAGGTCACCCTGCCACAACTCCGGCGCAGGAAAAGCAGACAACGGCGGCACATGATCAGCGGTATCAGCACGCTTAACCTTACAATACGCACAGATAGGGTTACCTAAAAGGAGTACCTCACGGGCACGGCGGTATTTGTACGAATAACCAGACATTACGCTAAAAAACACCCTCTCACCTGCAATTTCGTTAAACAACACCATAAAACTATTTTATCGGGGAGATTTAGTTGATTGGGGGGCGGG